TTATGTGAATTGGTAATTTCATGATCCCGATCTCCTTATTACGCGAAGTTTTCTGCTGGAACTCCGATGACTTGGAAAGTGAATGTTACCGTCTGCGCGTCGTTTCCTGACCCACCTGCTGACGGCCACATAGGCAAAATCTGGAAGGTAAAGACTGCTCCGGTGCTTGCGGTAAAGACGGTGCTAATTCCGGTGTTCGGTGCTGACTCAGCGACACCCCAAAGGATCTCACAAAGCGAGCCTGTAACACCCCAGTCAGCCAACATTTCGACCTCGAACGTGAAGTTGTTATCGAGAACCTTGTAAGCCTTGCCGTTGAGTGTCTCGAAGGTTTCGCGAGTCATTTCGCCGCTGAGGACTGCTGACGTTGCCTGAGCGTCGAAATTGTTACCACCGATTGTGAAGGTAACATCGCGACCGGTTATGACGGTGGTAGACATTTCTGCTCCTTAGTTTTGGAAGTAGGTTGAGACTCGAATATCAGCGACTAACTGATTGACCGAGCCGACCTGAGTAACTGTTGGTCGATTGACCTCTCCAACGATATATCCGGCTGGGATATTCGTCAGAACGCTAGTGATAAGTTGTTCTAAGTTGTCGAGTGCTGCCGCGTTGCTCGCGTAGTTCACTCCGACTGCCAGAACCATATTGACTCGAAGCCGTAGAACGCTTTTGCCGATTGTTTCGATGTCCAGATAAGGATCATCGGGAACGATGCTCACGTGAGGAGCCTGCGGTGCTTCTGGAACGTGATCGTAGATATTAGCTGCGACCGGTGCTAATGCTGTTTTGAGCGCGGCGCGAACTTCAGTCGCGATCGTCATAGTGCGATCGACTCCTGATCGATGTGCTTGCCCAGAATGCCGGAAACTCGATTGAATAGGCTACGACCGAGACGGAATGGCGAGACTTGGAAATCAACGCCTTCAATCTGTCCACCGACTGCGCTTCGTGATTGAAAGACCTCGGTGGCGACCGCTAGAACCGCCGACTCAACCTCTGGAACGCCTACGTAGGTGCTAGCGCCGGTAAGGGTCGCGGTTCCAGCCGGAATCAGGTTCTTTTTTGCGATGTCGGCATTGACGATCGCCACACGGAAGGTCGTATCGCTCAGACCGTCTGCGAGAACGGTGTGAGTGCCGTTGAAAGGCGAACCGGCATTGGCGATAACGACGCTTTGACCTTCGCTGAATACTTGAATGGGATCGAACTCGAAGATGGCTTGATTGCTTTGAAGTTCGACGCTCCGAATTGGGCTGCGATATGTAACGAGCATCGGCAAGACTACCGCTTCGGCAGTATCGATGACGTCGTTTAGAATTGCGTCTGAATACAGGGCTGAGGACACGCCAAGAACGGCTCTGAGTTCACCTGCCGTGATTATGGTGGGCATGTCCTCGCCTTTCTGCTAGAGATCCCCAGCCGGCTCGGGATCAGACCGGCTGAGGACTTTTGAACGTGTTACTAGGCTACGGTCAACTTACGGAACGCAGTTGGGTAGCGGTTGACGACTGCGGCATAGCCGTAGATGCCAATCTCGATTCGACCATTGGCAACGATGTTCGCACGGATCTGGACTGTGCCGGACTCATGGAAGCGCATCGCCATTGATGGGTATACGAGAGCGAACTGGTCGCCTGTGTAGTTTGGATCTACAACGAGATCGAGTCCTGCGACTGTTCCGTTGGTCGAACCCTGTGTGATTGCTCCGGCTGCGTTGCTTGGTGCGAGAGCCGAGAACAATGGTCGCTTGTCCTCATCAACTGCGGCGAGGAGTTGCGCCCATGAGACGGTTCCTGCTGCGTTTGGATGAACGACGAGACGATTTGGTGTACGGCGCATGACGTTGTAAGAATCTGCGATTCCGTCAACGATTGCGGCGTAGATGGTTGCGCCAGATGAACCGACTGCGGTGTCGCGAGCAAGTCCGAGAGCGTAAGCATCGGTCTTTTGTGCGTAGGATGCTGCGAGTTCGCGGAGGAGGAGATCGACGAACGATGGGTCAGAACGATCAACGAGTTCAACGTTGATGACGTTCGCACCTGCGAACTTGACGATGTTGTCCTCTTGGAAGGTTACTGCGGTGTCGGTTGAATCGAACTCATCACCCTCAGCGGTAAGCGCCACGGTTGCCTGTGCGCCTAACTTAGGTGTGAAGATCTTCATGCCGGTTGCTGGCAACGCTGCGCGCTCGATTGAGTTGATGAATGGACGAGAATCATCGATGATGCCGATAATGTCGCGGAGATAGTTCGGTGGAACTACGCCGGTGTTCTCTGAAACGGTTGCGATGTCGAGTGCTGCGACGAGGTCGCGAGCATCGGTGTCGCCTTGTGCTGCTCGCACCTGTGCGAGTGCGTATTGTCCTGCGGTGACGTTGAGATTCACGCGAGGAGCGGTGAACATTGGCGCAGACTTAGCCTGAACCTCTGTCGCCTGTGCTTCTACCGTTTCGACGGCAGGAGCAGGAACGGTAGTGTCGGACACTTGTTCTCCTTCGGTTGTTGTTTGATCCTCGGAAACGGTTGCTTCCTCGGAAACCTTGTTTTCTTCTTCGCTTGCTGCGACTTCAGCGACACGCGCTGAATCGATTGCTGGCTCGGTGACGAGGGAAACCTCAATCAACTTAGCGGATGAGATAACCATCGCGCCGTCTTGATTCGCCCACTCATTGAGTTTGACTCCGACGCTGAATCCATCGCGCAAGCCTTCAGCTGCTTCGACCAGCGCATCGGATCCGGCTGATGTGTTGGAAATCTTGAACTTGGCTTCGATTCCGGTATCGGTAACTTCTGCGCTAACCATTTTGCCGATTGGTCGCGTCAACTCATGCTCCAAGAGTAATTTGACGTTCTTGCCGAATGCGATCGAATCTTTGCTAAACACGGTGCGACCGGCTGATGTGTTGCCTTCTTCACCCCATGTAACAATTCGACCGGTGAGAGTGCGAGACTCGACATCGGCTGCCGTGATGGTCATCGGGTAGTTGATCTTCATCCTAAGAGATCCTCTGCTTTCCTAACTTCCTCAACGGTCATCGCTCCGATGCCGGTAAGAATCTGGTAAATCTGCGCTCGCTCCAAAGCATTTCCACGGAGGAAATCATCAAGGTCGAAACGAACGTGAGTTCCGGCTGGCGTGAAATCATCCATGCTCAGACGTGACTCGATTGCGGTTAGAATTGGACGAAGTGAAAAATCAATAAGTGATCGTCGCTCGTTTGTTGCGTTTGAATACGTCATCGACGTAGATTCTGCGCTAAGGAAGTAAGCCGGGATTCCGCATTGACGGGCAAGTTCAAGAGCGATGTATTGACGCGCTTCTGATAGTTGAAGTTGCTTAGGATCAAAGCCGAGAGCCTGAAGTTCAACGTCAGCATTGAGGAAAGCGGTTGCGCGATTTTGACGCGACACCTTCCACGATTCCAAAAGTGCTTTGATTCGCTCGGATGGAAGATTAGTTCCGGTTGATTTGAGAACCATCGTTGGAAGCGGTTCTTTTGCGTAAATCTCTGCGGCTTTTTCGAGTTCAATCGCTGCGCGAACGGTGCGACCGGCACGATTGAGAAGTCCTGCGTCTGCGAGATTGTAAAACGCGATAATGGATCCCACTCCGGTCATTGGCACGTTTTGTCCATTGACTGTGTATCCGATAACTTCGGTTCCGAGAGGGTTGGTGCGAACTGAAACCCACGTCGGATCGATGCGAGTCCATTGACGAACGCGACCACCATCAGAAGTGGCATACATTGAAAGCACTTGACCGAAGGCTTGCCCAAAAAGCCATAAATCCTGAGCCAGATACGAATAAATCAAAGAAGCAGGAACACGCGGATCAGGTTGCTTGAATGATCGTTCAACGGGAATTCTTTCACCGGATGCGTCATTGAATTTTTCAATCGGTAATGATCCGACGACCGACGTAATGATTCCGTTGGCGCGAGCAACTGCTGGGACACTTAGCGCGGATGCGCGAGGAACTGAAATCGTGCCGCCTGCGATATTGAGTGCGGTTTGATTGACGTAAAACGGAGCCAACGAAGCAGCTACGTCCACGACGGCTTCTTGTGACTTAGATTGACCAAATAGATCGGATAAAACGCCCATTGAGGATAAAGTCTAGCATAACGGACACACATTCATAAAGAATCCGGCGGTATCCCCACCGCCGGATTCGAGCCACGCGGTATCTGACCGCGTCACGGATCAAGCGGCGTCAGCCTACGACTATGTCGATGCCGTCGTCAATCCGGGTCGCGAAGTGAGTCACCAAAGCCGAAGCCACGGCAGCGCAGACGGTCGCGCTTGATGCCCGGCGTCCAATCACCCACGATGAGTCGCCGCGTTGGTATTTGACCGCTGCCAAAGTCTGCTCGGTCAAGGTGTCTTGATTGGTGTGCTGAAGTCGCCCGGAGTTGATCGCGCCTGCCCATTCGTCGCATGCTTGCTGATAATCGTTGCCATCGACGTCATGAACCGGGATTCCTGCCGGCATAAGACGCACCGCGACGGCTGATGCGGTTTGCTTTGAGTAGGCGACCGTTTCGGTCTGGAACTTGCGCACCCACGGCGCGATGTCATTTGCCAAAGCCAAATCATCGAGAGCAAACTCGTTTTTCCATGTCTGAAGCAGAATGATGACAAACTTATCACCCTCGATCTTCTGGGCTGCGACCAAAGCAGCTTCCCGGCGGTCTGGCGAAAGGTCGATCCCAAGCCATGTCGTTTTCTCAGGATCTAGGGTCGATTCCGGATTTGCGCATTGAGTCCATTGATCAGGATCAATAGCACCATTCAAGGTCACGACCCATTGGCAGAGCATTTCGGTTCGAATTGTGTCCGGTGGGTCATTCAAAGCCATCTTCAGATTATCGGGATGAATCGTGTAACCGAGCGATGGGTTTGCCTGCGCCAAGCCTTCCCACATTTTCAACGATCCGTCTATCGGCGTGTCTGGGTGGGCTGAATACTCCCACCATCCGATGGTGTCGTCGTCCGAGTTGAGCGATGCCAAAGCCCGGTCGCGTAAATTGTTCAGAATGACCGAGGATGCGTCACCGGCATTCGAGTAAATCCATGTCTGAGGGTTTCGAGCTGCTTGGAGCGTGTAACGGATCGAAGCCCACGTCGCTTCGTTCTTGTATTCGCGTAACTCGTCAAGATGGATGGCTTCTGGCTTTGAAATACCACGCGTTGCGTTATTGCTGGCTCGGTAGATGTATCGGGCTCCGTTCATGAATTGAATTTCTTGTTCGCCGTTCGCCCAGCGAATTTTCTTCACTTCCCCGGCAAGTTTGGAGCCTTCGACCATATCGACCAGCCGTTTGAATGCTTCGCGAGCCGTGGAGATTGTGTGAGCAGTTCCAATCTGGAGATCGTCGCCAAAGAGCATCGCACCGGCAAGGATGCGCAGGATCATGAAGGTCGTTTTACCGGACTGCCTAGCGATGAGAAGTCCGTTGAGCGGATGAGCCCACCTGCCGTCCTCTTTGACCTTCAGGCTATGGATTGCTACGAATTCCTGCCACGGAAGCAGCGGCGTGCCGATTTCCTTACAGAAATCGATCATTTCCTGACCGCGAGAGGGTAATTCGTTCAGTTTTGAGTGAATTCGGGGTTCTGTAACACCCCTTATTCCCGATAAGTCCAGATTGCTCACGATTCAACCCCATCAACTGCCGTAGTGTCCGATTTGTCTCGATAGTGGACTATTGTGCCATTTTGAGAGGTAAAAGAGCCCAGGGGGGTCGATGCCCCTCTCC